TACCACTGTCAGATATAACAGGGTCTGTACCAACCGCATAAGTAGCACCAGATGCACCAGCTTGGATAACGATGGTAGCACCAGCAGCGTATGGGCCAAATACTGTGGTTTCGTTTTCAACTACACCCAACAAGTCTTGTGCTTCAGGGAAGTTAGGGAAACCAACTTCATTAAACACGCTAGTTGCTGAGTAAGATTGAACAGCGATTGATTCAGCAGCAGGAACTGTTACGGTTGCTGTGCCTTGATTAAAAACAATGTTGTAGCTCATGTGATTTCTCCTAATTAAGCTTGGTTAAATAACAAGATGCCAGACATTTCAGGCTGTTTGTTTACTACACCAAACAATGTATCTAAACGATACTTGGTTTTCATAGTATTCACATCGTATTGTTTTTGCATAACCAATTCGATACCTTGATCAGTTGATGCACGCATTACTGCAACACCAGCGTCTGAAGGAACTGAATAACGACCAGGCAGAATCTCTAAAGCATCTTTTTGCCAGAAAGCATTTACAGGTGCAGTAGTAGTATTCAAGCGATTGATTGTACGGCCAGCAGCAGCAGTTACGATACAATTTTGATATTGCAACTCAGCATCAGTTCCGCCTTGAGCAGAGATGATTGGAGGTGTAATAACGCAAGTAGTACCGTTAGTTACTGAAACAACACGGAAGGTTTTAGAAAAACCAGTACCTTGTTTAGTGATGTGATGCACAGCTTCCACACCTTCAATTTCAATTGCAGTGCCAACTGGTAAGTTAGTTGTGCTTGAAACAGTGATGGTTTGGAAACGGTTGTCCACGTTTTGTGTTTCGCCAGTTACAGCAGTTTGTGTAGCTTGTGGCACGTAGAAGTTATTAGCAGCAGCCAATGTACTCATCGTAGGATCAGCACCAGTAGCACCAGTCAAGCGATTAGCATAATCAAGTTTGTATGTTTCAAAACCTGCAACCATACCTACATAACTACGTTCAAACGCATTGTTTGATTTGTTGCCAGCGAAACTACGGCTAACAGAAGCACCACCAGCACCACCAGCGATGTTACCAGCAAGACCGTTATAGTCACGGCTAGACAAAGCTAAGTAGCGGTCAAATGATTGAACACCTTGCTCGTTCATAACTGAATCACATAATGCGATATCGTCATAGTCACCAGCAGCAGTGCTTGTAGTAACAACTAATGAACCTTGTGTTGCAGCTACGTTCATAATTGCAAGGTTGATATCAGATGCTAGTTTTTGTTTAGCAGCTTCACCTAAACGACCTTCTTGTAATGCGTCACGTAACTCTAAAGCATCCAAGATAAACGGTACTGACTTTTGAAAGCCAAGTGTCGCTGGTACTGAAAGTTGTGTGTAAGCAGTGAAGTTACCTGTTTGATCCATACCATCATAAGATTGTGCAATATATGGTTGTGGGCGATAGATTACGTTGTTAGTACGTTCCATCATAGAACTGTCTGTGTTGTAGATAGATACGTTACGAGATAAAACTAAGGCATCGTTAAAGCCTTCGAGGATGTCCTCAAATGCTACCCGTTCCTCTTTACTGAATGAATTGCTCATAATAAGCTCCTAAAAATTATTTGTTTGCTGATCGTTTCTGCGCTTTGTAGGCAATGATTTTAGTCATGTTGCCTGTCCTAGACGCTTCCTCTCTCAGCCGTTCAAGGGTTGAGTCCACTGCACCAGATGATCGCCCTGTTCCTGACACGATACGTTCTGGTGAAGGTGCTGCTGTGCGATTGGTAACTCTCAATTCTTTCTCCAGTTTAGCAACCGCAAAAGCAAACTTTACGGGGTCTTTGATTTCAGCTAACTCTTTAGCCTTGGATGGGTTCTTACCGAGTGCGTAAACAACCAGCGCAGGATTATCCGCACCTTGAAGCATTACGCCTTGTTGGGTGGTTGAAAAGAGTTCTTGGACTGCTGATTCAGCATCCTCGTAATCCCTTACTCGCAGTTCAGCTTTCGCTTTACCATAACCATCTAACTTAGCTTGCCAGGCTTGCTGCTGAGTCATAACCTCGGCCTCTTGCTTGGCAGCGATTTCATCGGCTTGACGTTTACGTTCAAACCAATTAGTCAGAGCTTCCTCGTACTTATCAGCGTCATAGTCATGATCCTCTAGCTTTGGCTTTGTACCTACAACCACTGGATTAGGCTCAGTTGGTGCAGTTTGCAGCTTGCTTTGCAGTTCACGGTTCTGTCGTTGCAGTTCCCGATTTGTTTTACGCAACTCTCGTACCCATTCAGGTGCTTGAGTATGTTCCTCTGGAGGTGGCGCATCCTCACCTATGCTGACAATTACATCATCATCCTCTGGCGGTTCATCGTTGACTACTTCCTCAACAATTTCCTCATCAATGACAATATCCTCATCCTCAAATTCAGCCATTTCACTCATCTTAGTACCCCACTAAACTCACCCAAAAGTCGGCTGGGTGGCTGCCGTTAATATATCTTATTCTTTTTTCTATTCGTTTACAACAGGTTGCACTATCTGACTCTGTAGAATTTCCTGCACAGCCTTAGCGTTTGTCATAGCCATTTCCTGCGATGTCTGGTCAACCTTGCCTAGTGTTTCCAATGTCTGCGCACGTTTAAGTTCAGCACTTGCTACCGTTTCAACAGTATCAGCCCTGGCTTTAGCTGCTTTAGCTGTGGCTTCCTCAGCTGCAGCTTGTAGATATACAGAGTTAGGGTCTTGTGGTGCGCCTTGTAATTCAGCCATTAACTCTTGCATCTCATCATCGGTAGGTTTCATTACACCCATGCGTAATAGTTTCTTACGGAAATAAGCATTGGCATCACTTACGCCTTCACCTTCCATGTTCATCATTGCCATAGCTGTTAATACTTGTGATGTCTCTGGATCAGTTGTTATCTGCATCATGCCTGTTAAAGCCCTTACAGTTGCAGCACGTTTGCTTGATGATGATGGGCCGACATCTGCAACCACATCAAACGATGCGCTAGACAAGTCGTTAGCCATTTTAATTTCACCAGTCTCTTGGTCAACCATTGGCTGCATTAACTCAACCACACTAGCATCGCCAGCGGGTGAGATTGTTTTCATCTTACGGTTGTCCTCGGTATAAATCTCTTTAGCCATTGATAACCATATTTCGCCACAGCGCTTCATGCCTTTAGCAAAGTTACTCATGTAAATGAATGTCTGCATATCAACACGCGTTTGAATCATCTCTACAGCTTTGCCAGATATGTTGGAGACCATTTTGTCAGCACCTTGTTGGTTGCCGAGAATGTCCTGCATATCAGATTCAGTTAAAGATAAGAGTGCTGCCATCGCTGGTGGGATGGATGGGCTTTTAGTGTAAGCAACTGGGCCACTGATCGTAGTGCCACCATCGGCACTTGTAATTGGATTGACAAGCAGGTATGGATAATCACGTAAGTTATCCTCTGCCCACATGACTTGATGACCTGCTACTTGCTCTGGCACTAGGATAGGTTTCTCAACACTAGACAATGCGCTTATCTCACCGAGTTTTGATAGCTGCATATTTTTTAAGCGTTGTGCATCTTTAGCTAAACGCACCGCACCCATGCAGCGTTCAATGTTATCCACAAACCAGCGTTTGCCATAGACAACCACGATTGGTATGCACTTGCCAGCAATGTAGCCAGCATCCTCTAAGACTTTACCGCCAGACATGATGTACTTACGCACACGCATACGCTTAACACGTTTCTGTCTTATCTCGGTATGTCCAATGGCTAGTAAAGTTTCCTCTAGCGTTTCATCGTTCCTAAAGTCGTTGGTTGTATAGCGTTCCTCTGTGCCATCAATTGCTTTAAAAATACGGATAGTTTCGGTCTTTTCCTCAATCTTGTAATACTCAGCAACAAAGACTACATCAGGCGTTGACCAGTCAAATTCATATTGGTGAATTACTTTAGGCCAGTCGGTTGGGTCATCGTTGTAGGTTTCTTTGTAGCTTTCGCGTGTCATCGATGTGACAACAAAGCAATACTTAGCGTCTGACTTGTCCTGGCGTTTAGCGTTTAGGTCAAAGAATACAGAGCTGTCAGCATCAAAGATAGGTTCAAAGCGAATACGTTGGCGATCATCCTCATCGTTTTCCTCATCCTCGTACACCGTTCTTAAACGCCACGCACCAATACCACCACCAACAGCTTCCTCAAATGCGTTGTCATAAGCCTCATCAGCTACCGATGCTTGCTCATCTGCACGATAAAGACCATCGCAGACCTCTGCCATCTTTTCATTTGGAGTGCCATCTTTGCTTACATAATCTACGGTGATACGGTTGTTTCGGTATTCATTGACAATGCGAATGACTGCCAGCATGATTTTATTGACTTCAAACTTGGGTTTGTTTTCGTACTGATCCCACAGTGGGCCTTCCCATTGTGCGCCACAGATTGAATAGAAACGTCTGTCTTGTAAGCATTGTAAGCGTTCATCACGCAGCGCAGTCTGTATATCGTTGAACTGACGCAACGCTTCAGAATGTAGGTTTGAAAGTCTTTGGTCGTTAGTGATAGCCATAATTGTCCTTATTATCTACCAGTGTTTTACGTTTGGCAAGGGTGTAAAAGATACAGGTTTAGTGACCGCAGCACGCCTCACGCCCTCACACGCATACCTCAAAGCATCAATGACATGGTTCTTTTTGTCCTCAAGCAACGGCAGTATTCTACCAGTCAAAGGGTCTGATTTGTAAGAGTATAAACTTAATTCATCAATTGTGTGCTTACATCTAGGATGCACAACAATGTCATAGTTCTTTAAGAACTCGATGCCTTCCTCTACAGACTTAGCACCTTTGACCGCAGTCATTATCTTTGGGAAGCCATTCTTTCTCATGTGGCTTATGGTTTCAGGTCTAGCAGAATCAGCAACGATGGGCCACTTCTCTGACTCTGGCACTTGCATAAACAGTTCAGGCGTATTAACAATCTCGCAGCCAACCATGTAAGCCTCGTAATCAATGTATAAAGTCCTGCCGATAATGTGGCAGCGCACTAGCACAGTCGGGTCAATAGCAAAGCCCCAGTCAGCACCAAGCCTATGGATTGCCTCTGCCGGTGCTTCAAAGTCATCAACAATCCAGTTTCTAAATACCCTAGCATTGCTGTTACGCAGATACTCGCCTTGCCAAACGTGCTGATACTTATCAGGGTCACGCTTTAGATCGTAATACATTTCCTCTTTTAAGACATCTGGAAACCAAGGGTTGTCGCTGTAATTGACTTTGATAACGGTTGCATCGCCAGGCGGCTCTGGGCCACGCAGTAAAAAATCCACAGGATCAGACTGCTGCCGAGGATTCCAAGTAAACCATAGTTCAGAGTTTGGCTTACGGATTGTTGGTCTAAGCAAGTCTAAGCTGGATTGACTAAGGCTCTGCGCTTCCTCTACCCATGCACAGTCATAGCCCTCTAGCGATTTAATACTGTCGGCTGTATGGTTTTGCATACCTTGAAAGATAATCGCCCCATCGCCCTTACGTGATTTGATGACAGAATCCTGCACTTCAAAGTAAGCACCAGCGTTCATAGCTTCAATCTTAGTTTCAAGCAGCCGCTTCACCGATTGGTTGAGTGACTTCTGTATTTCACGCACACAAACACTACGCCTCTTTTGGTCTAGTATATGTGATTCAATCATCAGCTCGGCAAACATATGCGACTTGCCAGATCCACGACCACCCCATGCGCCCTTGTATCTTGATGGCTGTAATAATGGCAAAGCCCACTCTGGTGTGGACAGTTGCAGGATTTTACTCATTCTTGATAATAACTCGTTCTATTTTGGTAAACTCTAGCGCAGCACCATCAGCACCAGTAAGCTCATGCTTTTGAGTTTCTGCCCATCGCATCTGAGTCTTACTCCACCAAATAGCAGCAGTCGTATCGCCAGCCAAAACCTTATTGAAAAGTGTCTTACCTACTTGTGCGTTAGCTTTAGCTTTACCTGATTGCAGTTCTGTTATGAAATACTTACGAAGTGTGTCTGCATCTATTCCATCACGCACTAGCACCGCAATCTGCTCGATTGGGATTCCATATCCTGACAAGGCTTCTACCTGTTTTTTCTCGGCATTCGTTGGCTCAAATGCTGGTCTGCCAGCACCTTCTCTAGCTCCACCGTTCTGCTTTTTCTTTTCTAGCACCGATTTTTCAGTTGTTTTCTTTTTCGTTTCCATGTGTAACCTCCGCGAAAGGTTTATTAGTGTCTGCGTGAACTGCTATCTTACCTGTAAATTCCTGCCAGCGTTTAATTATTACATCGCAATACTTAGGGTCTAGTTCCATCATGCGACAATTACGTGCTGTCTTTTCGCAAGCAATTAAAGTTGAACCTGCGCCTCCAAAAAAATCAAGAATTTCATCGCCTGATTTGCTACTGTTTTTTAATCCATAACATACAAGTTCAACAGGTTTCATTGTAGGATGTAAACCTGATGAATCCCTTCCAAATTCCCAAACATCAGAAACACTTCTACTTTCTACATCGCCAGCAAATACACAAAGTTCATGCTGAAACCTATAACCTCCTTTACCCATTCCAATAGATGGCTTTTTCCATACAATACAATTTGATATTTTTCTATGTTTTGATATTTCAAAATCAGTAAAAGAATATGCTCTAAACCCTACCCAAAAATACCAACTTGCTCCTTGTTTTGAAACAATAGATGCAACTGTAATTGCAGCAGAAATAATGCTTTTTGCTTCATCCATAGACGCATCACCTTTTATGCTACCTGATCTTTGCATATTTACACCATAAGGTGGATCAGTAAATACCATGTCAGCCTTCTGCCCATCCATCAACTTCTCTACTGCATCAATACTTGTGCTATCACCACACATCACACGATGGTTGCCTAGTATCCATACATCACCCAATACGGTAACAGGATTAACTGGCACATCAGGCACAGCATCCTCATCGGTTAAGCCTGGATCAATCTGCTCAGGCATCAACGCTGCTATCTCATCGGCAGTAAAGCCTGTTAAGTCTAAGTCAAAGTCTAAGTCTTTCAGTTCGCCTAACTCTAGTGCAAGCATCTCGTTATCCCATCCAGCGTTTAATGCAAGTTTATTGTCGGCAATGATATAAGCACGTTTCTTTGCATCACTCCATCCAGCAGCCACCATCACAGGCACTTCTTTCATATTTAACCGTTGCGCTGCTAGTGTTCTGCCATGACCTGCAATAATACCGCCTTGCTCATCAACCAATACAGCTGTAGTAAATCCCCACTCTTTGATGCTTGCTGCTATCTGTGCTATTTGCTCATCGCTATGCGTTCTGGAGTTCCTAGCATAAGGCACTAGCTTGTTAATGTCCCACTGTTCTACTTTGTCTGCTGGATTTTTCATAATAGATTTAAACTACTCCCACTCACATAAGTTTTAGATATTTTTGCAGATAACCTATCTGCCTTGCGTTGTTGCGTGTATTTTTCTCTTAGCACTCCACTGTCAAAGCAAATTACCTTTGCGCCTGGTGTCTTTTCTTTTTCAGGTTCAACTTCAGCCTTCACCTTAACTTGATAACTACGATCAAGGGGCTTTAAATCAGCTTTGGTAAAGTTTTTAATTGTCTGATAATAATATTTGTCCTTTGCATTGGTCTTGCTGTCCCTAATGGTTTTGCTAACAAAGCCGTTATTGCTTAAGTATTCAGCCAGTGATCGGATTGAACTGCTGTTAGCTTTATAAAAATAAGCAAACAATTCAGAGATTGTTCTAGGTATATGGCAATAAGCACAAAACTCTTTGTAGCGTTCTAAGCGTTTTAAATCGCTGGGTGATGGCTCACTCTGCTGTTTCAATTTAAACTCGCTGTAGCCCTTTATAGCATCCTCTGGTGTGTCGTATGCACCAATCTGAACCATCCTGCCATGCACTCTTGTTTGCGCAGCCCACTTTCCCTTAGCTTTAGAGTAATAAATCCCACTCATAGTAACCCTTTCAGTTTCTCCAGTAACTCCAGCTCTGTGCCAAAGTTTGTTTCAAATGCTATGCGCCCAGCATGGATAGCAACACCATGACCACCGTTGCGATGATGGTTTGGACATAGCGGTATAACGTCTTTGCTTTTCATACCCATACCAGCACCAGTTCTTAAGTGATGTATCTCGGCAGGGGATTGACAAACAATACAACCCAGCTCCACCACCTTGTTAAAATAAGCACGTTCAGCCTTGGTCATCAAACACAAACCCATTCTCTGCTGCGTATCGTATGCAGTTGTCCAGATACTCACTCATTGCTTTGGTGTCCTGCTTGGTAGTTGATAGCAGCTGTTTCGCTTCCTCACCATCATAGTTCACGACCTTAGATAAGAACTTGTAGCGCAGCATATCGTGTGTGAAGTCTTTATCGTAGCCAAAGTGCTTGCCAAACTCGGTGACAAACTTCCAATACAAGTCATTCTGGGAGTGTGATCGTGTGGACTTTCTTGGCTTTGCAGTAACAATATAACCAAGTGATAGGTCTAGCTGGTGAAGTTTAGCAATAAGGTTAGGTAGATTGCCTGTGCTTAATGAGAAGTTGTTAATCATTTGCTTGCGCCTTCGCTTCATCTGCTGTGGCAAAGAACCCTTTACTTTCGTTTAAACGGTATAAACCGTATTTGATTTTATCGCCTAGGTGATATTTAGCAATAGTCCAGTCACCAGACTTAATGCAATACTCGGATAACTTAGTCCATATCATCGTCTGCCAATCTCTTTCAACACTAAATCAGCCATGTTCATAATATCAATGCTGTTTGATACAGATGGCCCATCATCTTTAACCACGTTTGTAATGCCATGCGTTACAAGTTCATATAATGTCTTTTCCAATCTAACTCCCCACTTCCTCATGCTTAAACTGTTATCAAGCCTACGATCTAAGTCATTGGGTAAGTATTCAGCATCACCGCTATTGTGCAGCGATATTAGCCAGCCTTTAATATCAAACGGTTGTCCATGAAATGATTTGCGAATGGTTAGTATTAGATTAACCAATTGCTCATGCTGGCGGTAACGATGCGTTATGGTTGCCCAGTTACCAGAATCAGCCCTGAAGTGTGCAGCACACATCCAATCATTGACTGGCCCACTAGTTGAGCTATTTAACGAGCCTGGCATGATGCAGCCGTAACACATACACATTCCATCAACTGACTTAGGACTGCTTTCAACGTCTTGTTCTTTTTTAGCCCATTTCATTTTTTAGCCCCTTTGAGTTGTTTAATCTTATAGCTTTTAATAAAGGCGTGTTCCCACTCACCTTGGGTGCGCTGCATATTAGGTTGCGTTACCCAGTATGTCCTAAACTCTAAGAACTCATCAACTGGGTAATCATCACCAAGTTTCATGCCAGCAATCTTAGCTAATGTTTCAAAGCTATCAGAAGGTGTCCATTCACCATACATTGAAAACTTTTGACTTGAATAAGTAAACTCGGTAGGTGGTGGTGGATTTGCTATCTTTAACTCAATGACTCTACCACCTCCACCAACTGGTTCTTGGTTAATGGTTATTGGTTCTTGGTTATTGGTTAGGGGCGCACTTGGGTTATTTTCGGTTGCCATGTGGTTATTATCTAAAACCACTTGGGTTTTATTTGACGTATCTATTGGCTTACGAGGTCTGCCACCTAGCTGACCATTGATTCTATTCTTAGCAAACTGCACTCTATAATTCTCTAGTTCTTTCTCTATGCGGCTGTGAAAGTAACCTAAATCAGTCAAAACAAAGAAATCAGACAGCACATTAGTCAGAAAATGTAACTCATCAGAACCCAAACGTAACCTACGCATAACCACTTGGGTTTCTTTGGGTATTGGCTTTTCATCTAAGTAATACCAATCGATTAA